GGGATGCTTTTTTCGAAGTTATCAGCAAGTCCCTGTAAAAAATCTGTGTCCAAAAGCTCCGTGTTGTCCACAAAGTCCATTGCCGCGCCCAGGGCCTCTGATAATCCGCCGCTGAAATCCTGGTACAACGTTATTCCAACATCCTTTATGCGGTTATTCAGCATACCTAACCGGCTTTCAAAGGTTGCATATCGTTGTTCCGCTTCCCGTGAAAGGGCCGTGTTCTCTTCAAATGCCCTGGTGGAAAGTTCCAGGGTGTCCGCAAACAGTTCGCTTGCGTTTGCTCCCCTCAGTAAAGTATCCCTCAGGCGGACTTCTTTAATATCCATATCATCAAGAACTGCTATGGCCGACTGGCCCAGCCGTTCCGTATCACTTAAGCCAATAATAAAACTGGAAACAGCTCCGGCAGCATCTTCCTTAAAAGCTTTTTTAAAATCCTGGCTGCTCATACCGGCTACTTTCGCGAACTGATTTAAGCTCTCCCCGCCTTTCTCGGCGGCAAGCTGCATATTGACCATTACTTTACTGATTGCCGACCCTCCGGCTTCCGCTTCGATCCCTACGCTTGATAGAGCGGCGGAAAATCCCAGGATATCGGCTTCACTCATCCCTACCTGATGTCCGGCTCCGGCAACTCTCATGGCCATTGCCATAATATCCGCTTCTGTGGTGGCAGAATTATTTCCCAGAGCCACCACGGCGCTGCCCAGATTATCAAATTGATCCTGGGACATACCTACTATATTGGCAAACTTTGCAAACTGCTCTGCCCCCTCATCTCCCAGGTTTGTTGACTCTTTTAAATCAGCCATGGTGCTTACGAAATCCTCAATGTTTTCTGTTTTTATTCCAAGCTGACCGGCCGCCTCTGCTATCTCCGCCAACTCTACGGCGGTCTGCGGCTTATTTTTCGCCATTAACCGCAGGCCCTCTTCCAAATCTTCCAGCTGCTCATCTGTAGCATTTACAGTCTTTTTAACACCGGCAAAGGCAGATTCGAATTCTTTTCCCACTTCAATGGCTGCTCCGCCCACAATCCCAGCTGCTCCGGCTGCTGCCGTCATGGCTCCGGCTGTCAATTTTACCGCGCCGGTGGCTAAATTCCAGGCTCCGTCAATTCCATCACCGGCATTTTCCATGGCAGTTCCAAAACTTACGGTACTGCTGTTTGCATCGGCTGCTTCCTTTGCAATGCCCCGAAGCTGTTTCGTTGTTAACTTGCAGGCATTGTTTAAGGATTCATCTATCATTCCAGCAATCTTTATCGCTAATTCAAATTCTTTTTTACTTGCCATTCTTTTTCCTAACCTTTGCTATTGTGTAAAATAGTTCCCTTAAATCCGTCCACGAAAGACTGAATAAATAATCAAGGCCTGTATGAGTAAGAAGGGAGGTATAAACACAGTTTTTTCGAATTATTTCTGTGTCTTTGGGCCTGAGCCCGGCATGTAAAAAAAACTGCTCACCACATTTTTAATCCGGACTGCATCACGGGCTTTCATCTGGTTACACCATCCCCATGGTTTATGGTTGATCCTGGCGGTTGTAAGCAGGGCATAAAGTCTTGTGATTTCCGGATTTTGACCGGAATATCCGCGCCGGCGCATCTGCTCATCCACTGCGAACATATCTTCTGCGGTCATATCATAGAGACCTGATAAATCAACTTCCTTTACCTCCAGACCGTCAAAGATATAGGGATCGTATAAGGTTACGCTCAGTAATGGTTTTTCCTCCGGAGCAGGAGCCGCTTCAGCGGCCTCCTGCAGTAATTCTTCCGTGATCTGATTCTCTTTTTTCACGTTCTTTTCCTCCATCAGCACATTTTACGGGCTTTTTCCAGTAAATCCACGCCATTGACCTTGTAAATGCTGTTAATTTTATCTAATTCAATCAGCTTCACGCCGTCAATCTCGTACAGGATATAAGTCGCCTCTACAGAAATCTTTGCCCCCATAATATCCCCTGGCTTTAAATTGCCCGGTGACATGCTTTTGCAGCGCCCTTTGATCATATAGCGGAAATTTGCAAAATCGGAAAGCCCGGTATCTTTATCCGTTACCTGGATTGCCCCACGCATATTGAAGCCTACCCGTTGCATGGGGTTTGCAAATTCCAGAACCGGCTTGTAAAGGATCCGGAATGGGATTTCCTGAGTAATGGAATCAAAATGCCCCAGCACCGGAACATCATAAGATCCGATAATTCCGCCACCGGTAATGGTTGCGGTTTTCATTGATAAATCCGCAATGGTCATTTCATCCGTAGTTCCGATCAACTCATTTCCGCTTTCATCATAGACCTTGAAGCCCCAGATGACTTCCGGGATAATTTTGTTGGTGAATTCCATAGTATTAAGCACCTCCTAATGCATCCTGGATAATTGTCGGGTCAAATTCAATTTCATTTACGATATATTCCGCAGGAGTCCAGAAAGCAATTTTTGTATAAAATATAATTCTCCCATTCAAAATCGCCTCAATTGGGTTATCTGCCTCGTTGTAGCTGATGGATCCGCCTGCAATGTCTCCCGTTGATGTTAAGCCATTCAAATATAAGTTCTCAGAATCTACAATCGATTCAATCAGTCGGGGGTTGGTCGGTTCGTCTATTTTTGCCTTGAAAGTGAGGATAAAATGATTTCTGTACCAGCTCATCATGCGCCGGCAGGCAATCCAGCGATCTTTCGGATCAACAGTACCAGGGTATGCGGCCGTATTATTTCCCCAGGCTCTCCAGCCGGCGTCATTAATCACGGTGACAATACCGTTTTCATTTACCGTTTCGGCCATAGTGGTATCTAATAACACCTCAGTGCCATCGCTCAAAACGGCCGCACTCACATTTAACAGCTTATTGGAAGGGTACCTGGCCGGGACATCCCCATTCTGTGCATCTGTATAAGCAGTTAAGGCGGCCCATGCTGCGGAATAAGAGTAGATCTTTCCGCCTGCCTTTACCTTTGGCCAGAGCAGAATAGCGTGTTTATTCGTGATTCCCATGGCTTCCTTTGCTTCAGCTAATGCCGTGTATAACCTTGTAGTTTCAGTATCCATGTCAATCACGGTTTCGCAGGTGAATACACCATTGATATTTTCCGTCTTTGCACACATAACAGCCGCAACAGCAGGATTCTGTGACCAGCCTGGAGCAATAATAAGGCCCGGCGTCATGCCAAACCTCGGATAAACCTGACGGATCAATTCAAGCCCCGTTTCTGCTCCGGTAGAGGTGTTGTAGCCTCCGATAATATCAGCGGCTGTTACCATGGTTGGATCAAGCTGGTATCCGGAAAGCTTCAAACCGGTAACGGAAGCGGTTGCAGGTGTAGTAAGGAGCGTAATGTCAAGACCTCCGGCACCGTTAAATTCAATCAGATAATCGGTATTAAGGGTAAGCGGGCCGTCATCCTGATCCGTCACTGCAAGGTCTTCTAAAATGATATCGGTGTCCGTAACCGTGGCACGCCCTGATATTACTGTGATGCCTGTCTTGGTATATGCTTTTTTATGTACCGCCGGATCAAGCACGTTGATAAAGATCACCGGAGCTACTGCAAAAATCCGGAAACTCGCGCTCATAGACTGGCATAGGGTGTACTTATCAAACTCATCACTGTATCCCAGTAGCCGCTGGGCCTCTGAAAAGCTGTAGGCAATGACAGGGATATTTACTACAGCGGCAGGATCCTCGGCCATGTTTACCGGCGCGGTTCCAACGACTACCTGAAGGCCTGCTGTTCCTTCTGTGGGAATGTTGATCTGTGTATCAATTTCCCGGGTTTCAATTCTGTGATTGTACGCCATGTTTATTTTGTTCTCCTTTCATATTTTCCGGCCATATCATAAAATTTGCTTAAAGCCGAATTTTGATCAGTCAGTTTTTTACCCGCTTCTACAAGCTGTGACAAAGGCACTACCAGCTCTTTGATTACCGGGTTGGCTTTTATCGCTTCCTGCAGCGCCGGAGGAAGCTCTCCCTTAAGTACAGTTCCAGAGATTGCAACCCCCTTTAACGTTGGACCAATATAGATCCTTGCTTCTGGCTGTTCTCCTGCTGCTGCTTTTTTTGTCTTAGGCGGTGTTCCTGCTGCCGGCGCATTTGCTGCCGACACGGCTGCTTCTGTTAATACTTCTTTGTTTTTATCTGTTTCACTTACACTTTTCAATACGGTATCTCCCTTCTATATCCCATAAATTTGAATTCTGTAGCGATCGCTCCGAAGAAATAAGGGTATGTATCCTCATCCTGGAGCGCCCACTCAAAGACCCCTGAACAGGTATATTGCCGGTCCAGCAGTGGATTCGTTGAGAACCGGTAATAGAACTTTTGAATGAGGTTCAGTATTTCCTGGTGCCCCTGGTTTT